ACGAAGAGAAAGTTGACGAAAGTAAACTTGAAATGGCTCCAAAAGCAGACATGGCTGACCATGCTGACAACAAAGCATCACCAATTGCAAAACAACAAAGCGGTGGTATGAAAGTTGGCGGTAAGGAAGAAGCAGGTAGACCTGCTCCTAAGGCACAAGACATGGGCGGTACTACAAAGCCTGACATGAAAAAAGTATAATACTTTTTTTGTAAAAGGAGAATAATACATGGCTTCAGTTTATCTAAAAGAGCATCTTACATATGACCAAGCAAGAATGGTCACAGAAAGTACAAATGACGGTAAGGATTTATTCCTTAAAGGTATTTGTATTCAAGGTGGTGTGAAAAATCACAACCAACGAGTTTACCCTGTGGACCAAATTTCTTCAGCAGTAAGTTCTCTTAACGAGCAAATAACTGAAGGGAACTCTGTATTAGGAGAAGTAGACCATCCAGACGATTTGAAAATTAACTTGGATCGAGTATGTCACATGATTAGTGAAATGTGGATGGATGGTCCTAATGGTTATGGTAAGTTAAAAATTCTCCCAACACCGATGGGTCAACTAGTACGAACAATGCTAGAAAGCGGTGTCAAATTGGGAGTTTCAAGTCGCGGAAGCGGCGAAGTCAATGACGCAACTGGAGAAGTTAGCGGATTCGAAATCGTCACAGTAGACGTAGTTGCACAACCAAGTGCGCCAAATGCCTACCCAACTGCTATATACGAAGGCTTATTGAACATGAAACATGGACATAAAGTAATCGGAATGGCGGCAGAGGCAAGAGACGACGCTCGTGTGCAAAAATTTTTAAAAGATGAGGTTGTTAACCTTATCAATGAACTTAAATTAAGGAGTTGACCAAAATGTTTGACGCACTCAAACCATTGCTAGATAGCGGTATAGTCAACGAGGAGACTAAAAACGAAATTCAAGAGGCTTGGAATTCCAAGTTGAAAGAAACTCGTGATGAGATCCGCGGTGAATTACGTGATGAATTTTCACGTCGCTATGAGCATGATAAAGAAACAATGGTTGAGAGTCTTGACAAAATGGTTAATGAGCAGTTAACAACAGAACTTTCTAAAATTGCTGAAGAACGCAAAGCATTAGAAGAAGATAGAGTCAAATTCAACATTAAGATGAATGAGCAGACTGATAAAGTTAAAAACTTTATGATATCTAAACTAGGTGCTGAGCTAAAAGAACTTAACGACGATCGTAAAGTTCAAGCAGAAACACTCGATAAGTTACAAAAGTTTGTTGTAAAAGCACTTTCTGAAGAGATCGCTGAATTCCATAAGGATAAACAAGCAGTGGTCGAAACTAGAGTAAAACTAGTTAAAGAAGGTAAAGAGCAACTAACAAAACTTAAAGATAGATTCGTAGAAAGATCTAGTAAATTGGTCAAAGAATCAGTAGTTAAGAATCTTAACAACGAGTTAACTCAACTTAAAGAAGACATCGAACAAGCACGTCAGAATAACTTTGGACGTAAATTGTTTGAAACTTTTGCGGCAGAATTTGCAACTTCACATCTAAATGAAAATGAAGATATGAAGAAATTACAAAAAGAAGTAGCAGAAGTTAAGAAACAACTCGATGAATCAAATAAAGAAATCAACGAGAAGTCAACTTTAGTTGAAAGCAAAGATGCTGAAATTCGTAAAATAAACGATCGCATTGTCCGTGATCAAAAATTAAACGAAATGATGTCACCTCTAACTAAAGATCAACAAACAGTAATGCAAGATCTATTAGAAAATGTTATTACTGATAAGTTAGACGCAACATTTAACAAATATTTGCCAGCAGTTCTTAAAAACGATATTAAAGCAGAGTCAAAAGACAAAGTTTTAACAGAGTCAAAAGAAGTAACTGGTAATAAAACAGAAACCGCTAACGCCGAAGATGAGGGCAATATCATCGAAATTAAGCGTCTCGCGGGACTAAACTAAAAATAAGGAAACAGAAAAATGTCTGATATTTTAGCAGAAGGTCGTTGGGACAATACTAAAGAAGCCCTTTTAGATGGACTTCAAGGTAATCGTCGCAAGACTATGGGTGTAATCCTTGAAAACACTAAACGCCACTTAACAGAGGCGGCAACTAGTGGCGCTTCAGCGGCAGGAAATATAGCCCAATTAAATAAAGTAATTTTACCCGTAATTAGACGTGTAATGCCAACAGTTATCGCAAACGAAATCGTTGGTGTACAGCCTATGCAGGGTCCAATTGCACAAATTCACACTTTAAGAGTGAAGTACAACTCAGCAAACACACTTGATTCAAGTGATGCAACTGGTGGTACAAATATACAAGCAACAACTAACGATGGTACTAACTTGGGTGCCGGCGATGAAGCATTAGGTCCAAAAGACATTGCCGCTGGTTATTCAGGTCAAGAATCTGCGGCTGGCGTTAAAAACGCAGGTCCAGTTGGTATGTTAGAAGGTAAAGCGGGTAACACATTATCTATCGAAATTCTACGTCAAACAGTAGAAGCGAAGACTAGAAAATTAAGTGCTCGTTGGACTTTTGAAGCGGCTCAAGACGCTCAATCACAACAAGGTATTGATGTAGAAGCAGAAATTATGGCGGCATTAGCTCAAGAAATTACGGCTGAAATCGACCAAGAAGTTCTTGCTTCATTAAGAACATTAGCGGCGGCTGGTTCAACGGCTTTCGGTGCAAACACTGAAGCATACGACCAAGCGGCAGTTAGTGGTACTGCAACATACGTTGGTGATGAACACGCGGCATTGGCTGTAGCAATCAACAGAGTAGCAAACAAAGTAGCACAGAGAACAAGACGTGGCGCAGGTAACTTCGCAGTCGTTTCTCCAACTGCATTAACAATGTTACAAAGTGCATCAACTTCAGCGTTCGCAAGAACAACTGAAGGTACTTTTGAAGCACCAACAAATACAAAATTTGTAGGTACTTTAAACAGTGCGATGAAAGTATACGTTGACACATTTGCGGCTGACACAGAAGCAGTTCTTGTTGGTTACAAAGGTTCAAGTGAAGCAGATGCGGCGGCATTCTACTGCCCATATGTTCCATTAATGAGCTCAGGCGTTGTGTTAGATCCAGGTACATTAGAGCCACTAGTAGGCTTTATGACACGTTACGGTTATGTAGAGTTATCACAAACTGCATCATCACTTGGTAACGCGGCAGACTACCTAGGTAGAGTAACAATCGCTAACCCATCATTTAGTTAATAGATATTATTCATTAACTATAGTG